ACGAATCTTTACTACTATACTTTCAATAGCTTCGAAAATGTCTTCGATTGTTTCTAAAGGGACATATAACATCTTTTCCAGATCAAGTCCTATTGCTTCTAAAAACTCTCTACTTATTGCATTTTCGGTATCTATATAAACAGCTAATCCACCTTGCTGTTGACAATTTGCCAATGCATGTGCTGCTAATAAAGATTTTCCTGATGCTTCTAATCCTGTAATCTCAGTAATTCTACCGACAGGAAATCCACCTTCCTTACGATTTGAAATTGCAAGATCAAGCATTGAGGAACCACTTCCTACCCAACCTCTAACTTCGCTAGGTGCCTTAGTATCTCCATCTAAGAAAAATGCAGTTTGATATCCTGTATTCTTAAACTTCTTATTAAGACTATCAGCTAATTCTATTGCTAAGGAGTCCGCTAGTTCGCTCTTTGTTTTTGATTTTGCCATAAATGTAACTTTTTTATTCGTTAAATAACTCGTCAAATGCTGCAGATACATCATCTACTTTATTGACGCCGGCTGGTGCCGCTTCTTTCTTTGGTGCTTCTGTTGCTGCAGGTCTTGCATCTGTCGATGTACCAGTATCACTATCAGGATTCAACCATTCTTCTAATGCTCCTTTAAGATCATCATATGATGGCTCTTTAAAAATATCATCTAAGTTAGATTGATTATTTGCTGCTTGTTCAGCAACATTTTTATCCTCTGTCATTGGAGTAACATTTGGCTTTACTCTAATAGTAGTTTTTGGAAATGCTCCTGCTTCTGCTGGAGTAAATTCAACTAAGATATCTCTACCTCCCATTGGGTCTGAAATATCACCATAATCTGGATCTGAAATAATACCTAATAATTCAGTATATACTTGTTTACCAAAACCCCAAAATTTAACACCTTCTGATTCCGAACCTCTTACAAGGATAGGAACATATGTTCTCATTTTAGGTTCCATCTTCTTACCTAACTTCCATTCATCGGAATTACCTGATGCTTTAAGTTTTTCACAAAACTCAACAACTGGATCTGCTTTTCCGTTTGTAATTGGAGATAGATAATTTTTCTTACCTAAATCATAATGAAAATAAAGTTCTCTGAAAGGATTACTTCTGTCGTGCTGATAAGGCACAATTCTTACAATTTGTTTACCTGGTTCAGGTCTCCATAAATTGTTTCGGCGAGTGCCGGTCGTTTGTAATTGATTAAGTTTAGCCTTAATCGCGTTTAAGTCAATTGCCATTTTTTTCTTTTCTTTTTTTAATGGTTAATAATTAATTAATAATATAACAACTTTATTTCGTATTTCCTAAGCATTATTGAAAAAAGTTGCAAAAAAGTTTTTAACTGCTATTTTTTATTTTTTAATTTTGAGTTTAATTATGGCTAAACTCTAATCCTTATTATTTTGTGCCGCCTATTCTTTTAAATTCTTTCAATAATGGCTTATCACTGACTTTAGATTCCATCATCTTTTCAATTTCTATTGCATAATCATTATCCATGAACATGTCATATAATCCATTTAAAATATCTTGTCTACCTGCTTTTGATACCGCATCAATATACGAATCAATTGCTTTATAAAATGTTTGCACATCATTTGGGTCTAATTTTGTCATCATTGTCTTTCTCCCATTCTATTGTTTTATTAATATAAATATAATGAAAATATCTTTAATATCCTAATTTATCCTTCGAAGAATCCAATTTTTCCAAACTCTTTCATATATGAATCAAATCCGTTATTAACGCTTTTATCAAAATTTGGACTAACCTGTCGTACAATATCAACTGCCTTATCATAAAATTCATCAGCTTCTTTTTTGTTTCCTCCCGGAAAATCATATGCATCTTCTGGAATACCACTTCCCATATAACGTCCTAATCCATATCCATACTGAGGATACTCATCATTAAGTGATATTAATTCTGCTTCAATACTTGATATGTTAAGTGCTTCTGTTAGTAATGTTTTTAGTTTAATCATTTTTTCCTTTTTTATATATCAATTCTTTTGTGTAAATCTAAATGTATATGTCTTAATTCATCACCATCGGTTAGTAACAATGAGTTTTCATAATTTGGCCAATTGATAATAAATTTCTTGTCCAATATACCATTATTAGCCTTCAATATGATAACATTCAATGCATTAACTGTATACAATGTATTTGTTTCTTTCTTTCTATGTATCATAATTGTATTAGGTGTCTTACCGTAATCATCTGGCTGAACATTATATGTTACATATAAGTCATGTCTATTACTAGCATCAGAAAACACAAACATTCTTTTCTCTGATACTGTATATGACTTCTTAACATAATCTACTATCAGATCTAAATCCTTTCTATGTGCAAATGTACATAATAATTGTGTTCTCATTTATCTTCTCCTATGCTGATTTTAATTGAGTTGCTGTCATAGAATCTTGACTAGTAGCTTTGGGTTTGGTATTAGGAGCTCCTATATTAAATTTATCTTTAAATATTTTAGTTAACTCATCAATCGAATCATCTTTACCCATAATTAGATAATCTTTTTTATAATTTAATGACATGAATGCATCCCATGGTTCACTATCTGCATAATATCTAAATTCTAATGCTGATAATCTTGGAAATAATTCTTTAGTATTAAATGAGCCGTCTGGATTAATTCCTGGTTCTACTACGTCGCCTTTAATATTTCCTTGATATTTTTTATAAAAACGTTGAAGTGCTTTACTATACACATCAACAATCTGAGATCTTTTTATCAAGTTTTTCTTTACTAGATCTTTTAAGTATCGATCTGCTAGTGATTCTTTTCCTGATTTATAATATAATTGGATTTCAGTGCTAGATGTCACATCTGGAAAATTAGCTGGTAAACTATCTCCGTATGCTAATTGTATTGCTTCAAATATATCTAATGCAATATCATATCCAGAACCATATCCAGATTGTCCTCTCATTCTAAATGCTGAAGACTTTGATTGAGTAGATTTTAATTCAATTTTTATTCCTTCAGCTCCTACATCACCACTAGTTGGGACATGTCCTCCTTTAAGAATAACACGTAATATATTTTCTCCTGCACCCACATTAACTCCACCGCCTGCAGGTATATAGTTATATAACCAATCAGCATATTCTTTTGAAAATCCTACTTTAGCAATAAATGATTCTAAATTTCCTGAATCTCCTAATGAATCAAAATCTATACCTGATACTTCGCCGGCTACTAAATCTTGCAATTGTTTGTAACTATCCATTTCAACTGCTTTATCAAACATTCCTTTTGCAGTTTTGTCATCAAAATTACGTTTCTTTAATCCATCTAACGCACTAGTCTGACTATTTGCACTATCTATCAATCTAGAAATATATGAAATTAATTTATCCGGTAATGGTGTTTCTTTAATTACAGCAATCAAATCGTCTTTGGTATATCCTTCTTGTAATAATAACGATTCTTCTATAACTTCTAATGTATGTTGTTTTTCCTCATCTTCAACTGGAGTAGCATTATGAAATGCTTGATCTAATTGATCTACTTCATTTGTAAAAAAACTTCCGTTTAAATTATTTTCTGCTAGTATTTCATGAAGAATGTCCATTTCTGCTTTCGAATATGGAGCATTTGCATAACCGTTCGGTAGTCTGTAAAACCACTCTTTTATAATTGAATCTCTATCCATTGACAAACCTTTTTAATAAATATCAAGCTATCCGTGAAGTCATATCCGTCATGGCATGATAATTAACACCTGCTTTAATTTTAACCGGGAAGCGACCTGCTTGGTTCATAACATCTTTCAACTTATTTAATAATTCCTTACCATCTGACATATCATAATCAAACAATAGCGAATCATAAGTGTAAAGGATGATATTTGTATTATACTCACTTAACAAATCGTTTACATTGTTTAACACATGTAAATTATATTCCGTCTCAGATGCTTGTAACAAATAATTGAATAACTTGTTAGGATTCATATCATGTAAACAGTTTTTATATAATGGACGTTTCATTAAAGGAGTTACTACAAACCCATTTTCTTTAAAGTTGCTCCATAGTGTTCTAATAAATGATCTTGTCTTTTTAAAGAATGGTATCTTAGCAAAGTCATCATCTATACCTCCATATAACAATCTAAAGGTTATTTTTTTACTTTGGTCATATTCTTCTTCTGATAATTCTTTTTTACCAAAATATTGTTTTCCAAAATATTCATGAACACTGCCATCAGGTAAATCATACCCAATTATATCAGCAATAAGTCTAGGATGATATGCATCAAAGTCCATTTCCAATAACATTCCTTTTTCCCATCTACTTACAAATGATTCCCTACAACCAGATTCTTTTGGCAATGCTGCATAATTAACTCCTCCAAATTTATTGGATGGTCTACCGGTCGTTGTCCATATATTGTATTCTGTAAATGCTCTGTTCTTATCAATACCATTTGCTTTAAAATGTTCTACAAATTTATTATAATCTACTTGTAAACCATTTCTTTCAACACATGCAAAATTATCTGTTACTAGTTGTTCATATTCTTCAAATGCATTTGTTTTATCAAATGTCATATAAAATTCCATGAACTTAGTTTTCATCTCATCGCACCTTTCAATATGTTTTGTAATGGGCAACCAATCATGGGTATT